TTGGGCGTTTAAATAAGGGCGGTTTGGTATCTCATAGGTCTGTATTTGATATGGAGTAAACGGTGGAAGCTTTCGTGATCCACAGCAAAAAAAATTATGCGCGGTAGAAATGCTACAGGTGGGCTTATCTCATCCGCAATGGATGTTAGCAAACCCTGTTGATAGCATCTATCTCTGTCTCTAGTCGAGAGTGCATATCGCCAGTAATTTCTTTAAAGGCTCTGATAGCCGCACGAACTAATACTTGACTATCCTCTTCCCGAAAGACCTTGGCTATGTATTCATCTGGCAGTTCAGTCTGTTCAGTAACTAACAAGCCGTCTGAGTCTATTAACACCCGAAACCCTATTATCGTTGCGTCTTTCATTACGCTTCTGAGTACTCTCGCACATATGCAAGCCCTTCTAAATAATCATTAGATTCAACTAAGAGTTTTAGTTGAGATTCCACAGCTTCATAAATAGCATCGTGATCGTGAAAACCTCTAGGATTATCTAGTATTACTTTTATTGCTAAGGCGTGTTTATTTCTTTTTGCTTGGTAATAATCTTCTAGTGTGTTTATTAGTTCATAGTTCACACGCACCTCCTACACAAGCTAGTGTTTGCGCTCCTTCAGTGAAGTCATCTGCTTCATTCAAATTCCAATCAAACTCCGTTGGAAAATCCTTAACCATCTCATTATATTCTTCTTCTGTAATCTGCTCGTATGGGGCTTGAGCATAGCTGTGCTCGTCATATGGCAAGAAAGAGATACCAGAAATAGAATCAAAGTTATTGTATACCCAGTTACCAATCTCAAGGAACTCAGAGTCCCGATAATACACAGTGATGCTGGGCTTATGTTCACACCAATGCTCTTGATACTTGGCCCACAACTCTAGCTGTTCCATACCAGACTGCTCAGAAGCGAACACAGCGCCCTCTGGAGCCTGTTTAGGGAAAGAGAATACCTTGGTACTGGGTGAAAAGTTATCCATCTCACAAGGCACTCCAGCGTCTTCTAAGACCTTGCAAAGAGGGTCACGCATATCAGCCCTAACACGGCGAATATAATACGGTGCATATCGCCCATGAATTCCAGAGGCAGAATCAACTAGCTGAGATACTGTGCCGCTAGGCTTAACGCAAGTGATAGCCGCGCTCTGCGGAATACCTAAACGTTCTGCCCACTCTTTGTTGGTTGCGATAGAAATATCTCGTAGCTCTTGTAGTAGTGAATCAAGATTCTCGTTTTCAAGAGTAAGTAGCGGGTTATCTAAAATACCCGTCAGGCTTACGCCCAGCAAAGATTCTTCTTCTGTATTGGTTTTCCAAATACCTCTTAGGTATCTGAAGTCCGTGAGGGTGGCTTGGAGAGTTCCCAAGATAGTCGCAATTCGTACTTTTCTCCTGAGAGATTCAGCCGTATCTTCCGGTCTGACGACAACTTCTGAAAGGTTGCATACTTGTGATTTTCTAAGGATAATTTCAGAGCATGGATTTGTTCCGAAATCTCTGTCGCTATCCCGCCTACCATTTCTTTCAGCTTGTTTTTGGCTTGCGGCTCTACTGAAGATTCCGCGCTCTCCACTTTTTGATTCATAAAGACTTCTCCATTCATCTAAAAATTGTTCAAAGGACGGCTTGCTGGTATAGCAGGCACTGTTGTTTGCAAGCCCACGCTGTGACTCAGTGTTGTACCAAGCCCCATGCTTTGCTTGACGTAGGGCATCATCAGAAAGATCTGACAAACTAATTAGGGCTGATCGTCTGACTCCTCCAACGACAACGATTTGAGCGATCTTACAGCAAAGATCGTGGCATTCAAGGGACGTAAGCTTTCGTCCAGCCGCTTCTTTAAATAATCTAACTGTAAATCGGAAGAGGTCGATAAGAGGTTCTGGGCCACTCGCTCTACCTCCAAAAGTTTTAAGCGAGGAACCCGCAGGTCGAACTCTAGTTGTATCCCATTCTGGTATTTGACCAGAATACAACAAAGATACCAACTCCCGATACGATTTCGCCCATCCAACTTTTGAATCCGGTACGTGTATGACTGTATCTGTTGCATGAAATTCCTCTGCGATCTCTGGTAGCTTAGAAATATATTGATCTTCTACACTGTACCCGACACCAGTGCCACACATAAGCACATACATCATCTCGTCAAAAGATCTAGGACTGTCAATAGCAATGTAGCTACAATTAAAGCCTGCCATATTATCACGGTCTAGTGCTGGTCCTGCGGTCATCAAAGCCCTCATAGACGGCATAACCTCTAGCTTATGAATAGCTTGAAATATTTCTACACGCTCTTCATCAGTAAGTTTATCATCCCAATACTTTATATAGCGGGTAATTGTTTCTCTCCATGTTTCTCGTCTTTCTTCTTGTGGAAGATAACGAGCGTATCTGCTTTTATGTATATATTGTTGATAGGCGTCCAATTTATTTCTCCAATTCATCTAAATCATTTAGATCGTTGATATTAAGTTTGTATTTGTTTCTTTTTTTAATAGGTTTGTGTTTATTCTCATCCCTCTCTTCGTGCTTTTTTCTTTTGTGTCGGCTAAACTTTTCTAACCGTTCTCGTTTGCGGTCATTAATCATCACTTAGGCTCTCCCTCTTTGAAGCATCTATCCAAGAAGCTGGGATACTATCTTCAGAAAACCATCTGAACCCTTTTGAAGAGGCCCACTCAGCGTGATTTCGTTTTGTTCCATCCTTCCTGCGTTTTGCTTGAGGCATTGGTGCATTAGGATCAGCAAATAAAAATACCAACTCAATATCTTTGGGTAAAGCCTTGGCTATCCAAACATATTTATTGTACTCATTGTGATCCCAGAAGCGGCCTTTAGCCTCTAAATAGATCTTCCTGCCATCTAGCTCGCGGATAAAGTCTGGGTGGTAAGTATGTTCAACAACATACTCAGTCTTCTCAGAATGTAAACTCCAATCATTCAGTATGCCTGAATGTAGCTCATACTCCCAATTGGAATCATATCCCCTTACAGGTGCTTTATCGACAGGCCGCTTAACCCTATGGCGTCTATAGCCTTTTTTTATTTTAGGTTTCAATGGATTGTTATTGGTTCTTGAGTATCAAAATAAATTTGCAGGATAGTGTATAGCTCAAATAAAAGCTCTTCTTCTATCGCCTTTTCATCAGCCAACTGTTTAGCACAATAAAATATTATAGCTTCCAAACTTAAAGGCTTCATGTTAAATCATTATAGTTATAACTGTCAATAGGCTTAGAAGGATTTCTTCTAAAAAGTTTCTTTAGCTTACGTCTTGTCCACTTTTCTGTGAATGAAGAATTAAATATCTGATTATCTCTAAAGTAAAAAGGTGATTGATTTAAGAAGTCTCTATAATTACTCAATGTTATTTTATTAGCTTCTTCTTCACTGGGCATCAGGCTTTTTAACCACTGAACAGATATAATAGGAACATGGCGATTTATTTTTTTCATCGTCTTTCTGTTCATACTATTTCCTCGACCCTTGGTGCAACTTCAACATGGGTCAGATATGTTGGCCCGTTAGCATACTGGAATGTCCGAAGACCTTGACCATTGTTTGCGTCTTTGTAGCACTCAAACTTGTACGAACAATACGTGCAGTTACGGTTTAGTTTCATGTTACCTTTCTTCCCCTCTGGTACAGACTCATAACAGCGCGGGGGCGGGGTAGCCAGCTTCAGGGCTTTCTTCACATCTTGTATCTGAGTGTTGATACTAGGCTTATCAAGCTCTTCTGGGCGGTAGAGACAAAGCTCTCCGCTTTCTTTATTGATTACAAGGAAGCCGCCTTCAGAGGAGTTCTCAGCCTCTTCATAGCCAGCAAGCTGGGACATATAACCAAAGGGATCGTCTTCTCGTAACCGCCCCTCACGGAACTTGTTGAACGAGAATTTAGATGCGGTCTTGACATCAACTACCTCCCCATCAATCTTACAATCAATATGGCCCTTAACCCCTTTGACCGTAACCTCTTTCTGCTCATCTGTGACTTTATGACCAGACGCACGAACAAGCATAAGCAGGATCTCTTCTAGAAGATGACCATAAAGAAATTTTATTTGTAAGGATGGTGAAGGTACTGACGTTTCAGATGGTAGGTTTTGTTCATACCAAAGCTGTCGGGTGGGGCGACCAATATTAGACATACGCAGAGAAAACCCTGAGTTTCTTTCAGATGGCCTAGCCCAAGCCATAAGCGAGTCCTTGATACGAGACACTGTGAGGTCTAGATCTTCATCACTTAAATTAAATTCACGACCTTCGGATAGCTCTGAAAGCTGTCCATAAATATCGTCAATCAGTGTGTCAAGTTTCATTTCCTATGCCTTACGAATCGACACTTTCGTGTCTTTGAATTGTAGTGTAAATACTGTACACCAAGTTCCTTCTGAAGTGGAGTCTTTGCAGACAGCCTACCATCCTTGTAAGACTTTACATCTATCAAAGTTATCTCGCCCTCTGGATTCATCGCAACAATATCTACTGGGCCTGTACATCCACAGTTTTTAAAAACATGGTAGCCATTATCCCATAGCCACGTAACGGCATAGTGTTCTGCTAGATCACCAACTCTGTTAGGCTCCTGTTGAGATTTCATCTATTTCTTCCTTATATTTTATATGTCTTATAACTCTTGACCCATCTCGTTTATCTCCAGCATAAAATATGAGATTCAATTTTTCTAGCTCATTGGGTCTGGATGTTATAGAGCTAGGAGATATCTCAGGAAACCTCTTTGTCATGTCTCTTATTGTAATCCCCCTTGCCCCCGCCTCTTCTACTAGGCCCAGAACAAACGCTCTAGTTTTTGCTAAGGGTATTGAATATGCGGCTTCTTTGCTTGTACTTGGATCGTTTTTTCTGTGCAGTTTATGTGGACTTAAATCATCAAAAATATCAAGTTGTTTCACATTAGTGCGTGTCACTCCAGTTATCTCCTATCTTGTACTCACCATCAAGAGGGCAGAATAATTCTAGCTCCTCACCCGACTTCTTTATTGCATCAACCCCCAGTTGTCCTGTTGAATCAGCCACAGCTTCTTTGACTTCTAACTGCCACTCATCATGGACGTTGCAGACAAAGTGTGCGTCCAGAGTGTTGAGGCTGATTAACTGATTGAGTCCTATCATCGCTTGCTTCATAACAATAGCGCCTGCACTTTGAAGCAGTGTGTTCAGTGCGGCATGTTCAGATCGAACATATAGCTTACGCCCATCTAGTCCTTTGAGGAAACCTTTTGAAGCCGCTCGTCCAACTGTGTCTTTAAGATGTTTAAATGCAGGGAGATTATCGAAGAAACGCTTTCTAAGTTCCGCACCATCACGTTTGTTTCCTCCAACCACACTGCCAAGCTTCTCATCTCCTGCTCCGTATAAGAGGGCATAGATAAATGTCTTCGCCTGATTTCTTGATTCAAGCCCTGCAAGTCTTTGGTTAGCTGAGTGTATGTCTCCGTGCAGTATTTCATCTTTGAAGCCCTCGTCCTTCATGTAGTGTGCCAGCATACGTAACTCAAGGCCACTGGCATCAATACCCACCAGCTTGTAGCCGTCTGCCACAGTCCAACAAGCCCGGCACTCTTTACCATAGGGCGCTGAGAGGTTGGGAACCTGTGCCATGTTGGGACTGTTGTGTGTCATGCGGCCTGTGATAGTTCCGTTTGGATTAACAAAACCACGAACACGATCATCGTCGTGACAAGCCTCAAGCCAAGAGGACACCTGTGCTATTCGCTTCTGGAGTAGAAGGTACTCAGCAATCAGTGTGGCCTCTGGAATATCTTTAATCTTACTTAGCGTAGACTCATCAACGATTGGCTGGCCTGTAGGCGTGAACCGCTTAGGCTTCCAACCAAAGTCAATCAGGTACTCACCTATCTGTTTTCGTGAGCCAAGGTTGAAAGGTACTTCTTCAATCCGTACAGCCTTACGCTTGGTGGCAAGCTCTTCATATTCTTCTTGGGTCAGGCGGCTTTTCTTTTCTGAGCCTTTAATAAGTCCCATCTTAGATAGCGCACCTGTCTTGGTGAAGTGAGGAAGAAGAATAGTTTTTAGTTGCTTGGGCCTGAAGGTCTTCTGCACCTCACGCTCCACTTCCTTGAGGCGGTCAGTCAACTCAGCGACAAGTAGCGTTGCGGCCTGTACATCCAGAAGAAAACCATGCTCTCTTTGATCTGCAATAATCTTTAGTGCTTCATGCTCTAGCACTACAGACTGTCGGCTGAAGCCTCGTGATTCTGCTTTAAGATTATTAAACATCTTGGCATTGAGAACTGCATCATTGCGGCAGTAGTTCAGCATCTCTGGAGAGTACTCACCAAACTCTTTGTGATCTATTTTCTGAAGACCAATGCGATAGCCCCAAGACTCAAGGCTGTGTCCTCCCTCGCGTGTTGGGTTGAAGAGTCGAGACAATACCAACGTGTCCACGATAGCTGTGTTCTCAGTCAGATCAATGTTGTGGATCTTCTTTATGGCTGGCAGGTCATAGCCAATAATGTTATGACCTATCAGTTTGTCTGCACTGGAGAGGTGGGCCAAGCCCTGAACAAGCTCAGTAGGCCCAAAGGTCTTTGTCTCCCCAGAGTCTGGATCGACAGCCGCAATGCACCAGATCTTTGTAGGCTCTAGGCTGTCTGCTTCTATGTCAAAAACAATACTTTTCATAGTTCTATTTCTTCTTGCTCTTCTACTTCCATTGATATCTCACTGAGCCTACCACTGTCCTTGTCATAAAACAAGTGTGTGGCTAAACCCACATCGCCCGTGTATCTGGATTTGAGTACACGAACTCGTGTGGTGCTGGCCTCAACGGGATCTTCTGATTGCTGGTTACGCTCCAAAGATATCACACAGTCTGACAACTGAGCGATACTCTGTGAGCCGCGTAGGTGACTAAGATTAACTTCTATACCATTCTCGTGACCGCGATTGCCATCAATCCTACGGAGGTGTGACACAAGTATCAGGCCCACGCCTGTCTCTTCTACCAGCGTTCTAAAGTTGTGCATGATAGTATCAATGTTGCGGCGTTCATCACCATCCGTTGTCATCGACAGAAGCATATGCAAGTGGTCAAAAACTATCCACTTACACTCAAGACCCATTGCCATGAATCGCAGTTTAGAGAACACGCTATCAACATCGTTCATCCCCAGATGTGCGTGGACAAATACGCGGTTCTTATTCTGCCCGTCATAAAGAACATTAAAGAAATTATCTATCTCTTCTTCACTGTATTTAGCTCTGACACTATCAATATGCAGGCGGTCATTAGCCTCAATAGATAGGATGCCATCAACAGTCCTACGCCAATCCTCTTCAAGAGCAATGACGCCTACCTTGTCGTTGGTATTGGTGATGAGCCAGTGTTCAAGCTCACGAGTAACACTAGATTTACCTAAGCCTGTGCCGCCCGTCAGTGTGATTAGCTCACCCTGCCGCAAGCCCTCAAGCTTTTCGTTCAGTCCCTGCCACGGATAAGCAACAGATTCTTTTCGCTCACGCTTCTTGTAGCTCTCACGCTCTTCACTAACATTCAGAATCCCAGACGGCGTATAAAGTTTTGAAGCCCACCACGCAGTAACATAAGCTTTGTGATGACCCAGCTTGAGCATCTCATTAGGATCTTTGAATTCAGTAGGCAGTGAAAGTATCTTAGCCTTCCCCGGCTTGAGGATTCGCGCCACTTTCTTTGAGGCTTCTCTTCCGGGCTTGTCGTTGTCGAAAGAAATAACCACCGTATCAAACGATTCAAGGAATTCAAGATTCTCTTGAACGTCTTTGACTGCACCCTGTGCTCCATTCTTAACAGATACAGCCGGCCATTTACTCCCCAGAAGTTCGTATGCCGCCATAGCATCACACTCACCTTCAGTGACCGTAATGTATTTACCGCCTGCCTGCGCGATCTGCTGACCAAAGAGTCCAGTTCCCTTGGCAGAACCGATCCAATTAAATACTTTATTTTCTCGACGGATTTTTGTAGCGACTTCTTCATTGTTTATGTACGCAGGGTAGTGGTGTTCAATGATCCTGCCCGACTCATCTTTGACTGATCGGACACCGTATTTCTTTGCAGTCTCTAGTGAGATTGAACGGTCTGTTAGTGCGTGATAGAAGGTTTGGTTTTGAGAGAAGGGTGCGTTGTCGTTGGTTCTTTTGAAGCTATTAAAGTCTGCCACGTTGCCTCCCATTGCAGATTCGTAGTCTTTAAAAAAGGTTCCACAACTAAAGCATTTTGCAGAACCGTTTTCGTTTATGGAGACAGGATCACTGCCTCCACACTCAGGGCAAGGCCTGTGGTATGCCACAAAATCGCCCATGTTTTATTCCTCCGTTTCATCGTCCTCTACAATTGCCTCGTCAACAAGAAGCTCCTGTATCTTCTGGTGTAATGCAACAGCCGCCGCTTGGTTGATGGTCAGGTTTGTCTCAGTATCTTCAATCCTCTTCTGGACATCGGCAAGTAACATGAATGTTGCCTGACCCTCTGGAGAAATCTTTTGGACATCATAGACCTGATCCTCGTAAGTATATCTCCACATCAAAACTCACTCCCAGCATCACCATCATCAAGTGCCTCAAACTCTGCACCATCGGGGCTGGCAAACTCAACAAGCTCTAGCACTTGCATAGCTTGAAAGTCCAAGCCACGATAAACAGTGCCATTCCAAGTTGACTCCCACTCCTTGTACTGAACACGCACCTTAGAGCCATTACCTACGCTGGTATTTAGCGGCTCTTTGTTACGATCCATCAGCTTGGGTGCAGAGTTAGGCTGACCGTTCTTGCCAGTAACCTTACGCTTGATGACAAGGGCTGGCCCCTCATCCATATCCTTGACCTTGAACCCGCGTGAACGGAAGTCATTGGCAACGTCCTCATCGACCACGAGGTTCACGGTATAAACCGGAGTGTACGTTGTGTTGGGTGTGGTAACGGATGCCCACATTGCTACGCCGTCAACAATAGCCATAATTTAAATCTCCACTGTGTTAAAAAGATGATTGATATACTGCGGTATCATGTTGTAAACAAAATCTTCGGTCAGTTCCTCCTCTTCCACAACCGCCTGTGTTCTGATCCAAGAGATCATATCAGAGACAGTGTGGTAGTTGGGCATACCAGCACCCAGAGTCATAACAAAAGCTTTGCATAGTGTATCTTCAACATCTAACTGAGCATACATGATTAGTAATCTCCTGTCAGGATGGTATTTTTTACTAAGTCTAACAACAAATTAAACTTCTCCATTTCAACATCAGATACTACCCTTAACTCTTCACCAGTATCAACAATAAGAATAAAGGGATATCTAATTTCTTCATCATTAGATTGGTCTTTAAGATTTTGAAGACCTTCTAAGACTTTATCATTTAAAGACTTCTTAGTACTTTCTTTAAAATTTCCTTGTATAACTTTCAATTTATATCTCCAAGTCGAAAGGCTTTAAAGGTTGATTTTATCACGTATTGAACTGCGTGTCAAGCCCCCGATACAATATTTGTAAATAGCCCACCAAGTAACATGATGCAGGCCACCCCATTGATGATAATGATGGCACGATCTCTCCACATAAAGCCAACCACAGCCCACAGCGCAGTGCCTGCAAAGCTTAGTAGCATATCATAAATTTGAAGTTCTGGTAGGCCTGTGCTACGTATGGAGATAGCGACTAGCAACCAGACACTAGCAATCCATTTTAGATACCAATCAAGAGTGCCTTTTGGGGTTGCGCTCTTTTGGATGCGGGTGCTGTGGACAATCTCAGCAACAGAATATTCTTTGCCATCATCGGTAACAATCGTTTCTTTCATTCTTCAAGCTCCTTAATTAGCCAGCCCAGATAGACCTGTGCTTTTTTGAGATCTTCTATACCGTTCTTGTACTCGTACCTCCAAAGGTATTTCAAGCAGTTGCCCTTGAGATATCCTTTGAATTCTTGTGGGTGCATTGAAGCCCTGATAGCTTGAATAGCTTCGATAGCCCCCTTGTTGTAGTGGTCTGGTTGCGTCACTGAATTGTGGTTGTCCTCTGGGTGGTACAATTTTCCTGTTACCGTCTTACTTATTTTGTCCCACTCTCTAGACGTAGCGTTGTCAATACTCATAGATATCCTCCTTCTTTGAGATACTGTCCGATCACGATGCCAAGCGAAAAACAAGTTACAATAATTAATGCGCTCAAGTACTCTGGCGATTCTTTAATTAAAAGCCAAGTTCTTTTTAACATGAAGCCTCCTTAAATACATTGAGAGCCTGATACATAAGAGGCCCGTCTAAGATTACCGTTCCACTTCATAGGTCTACCAGCCGCTAACCAATCTGTATACTTACTCATGTAATATATATTATAAGCGGTAATAGTATCCTCATCTTTGTAGGCATCGGGCATACACTGAGGCGGGTCAACCCAGCCATTGCTTTTTATTTTCTTTGGCATCTTTGAAAGAAACATACGTAGCTTTAGCCAGCTTGTATGGTTATGTGAGAAGCGTTCATAGAACTCTGTACTTAAAGCTCTGAAGTGTTTGTATAACCAATCATAATGCTCATCACTTTGCCTAGCCCAGACTGTGCTGGGATGATTAACATAAGCCGCTAGATAATATTTATCGTCCCACTTAGGGAGTATCCAGCGTTTAGCTTTACGGCCTGACGATGTAGAACCTTCGACCATCCTGCCATCAAGAACTCTATGTGCTGTTGATAGTATCTGTGCTGATTCTAGAGGCATCTTAACTATGTGCTGATCACACATTCGCTTTGCTGAAGCAACTGGATCTTCGTCTAGATAAAATATATTCATGGTTGATAGTGTCCTAGTATTTCATCATTTGGTATAAGTTGTATGCGGTTGATACGCACCGGAAGATAGGGGTACTCATTTATGTGGGATATGAGCGCCTGTTGAGCGCCGTCATTCGTTTCATAAGCATTGCCGCACTCCCATTCATCTGTGCCAATATTAGTGTCGGGCTGATACTCTATCCTGTAATAGTGCATTGGTATTTCATTTTCATCTATCATGCCGCATCTCCATGATCTGTCCAATGGTAATCCGCTTCAGCTATCTCGTCACGTATAAGATCAAATATATAATCAGTATTGAAGTAGCTACTGACATTATCTCCAGCCAAGTTACCCCCAACCATTTCGATTTTATCAAGGTCTATCCCCTCTGAGTGATTTGTGTAAAAAATTCTAATGTCCATTGTTGCCCAAGCGCAGTCTAGTTCTGTCACAAAACTAAACGATCCATATATACTAGGCGTTCCCATACTCTTCCTCCAGCTCTAGTCTTTTGATAAGGTGGTCAAGGGTCATCAAAGGCGCAGTCTTGCCCTTTGCCATCCCGCTCATAAAACTGGCAACAGAATCTTGCTGACCATACTCACGTTCATAGTACCTCATAGCGCGTAGGTTGCCAGCCTTGAGATTACGTAAGTTCTGTCTAAAGTTATGTAGTTCTTTTAACGTATTCATTGCCATACTCTCCGTTGGTAAATAATAACTGAAGAGATAGTGCCATCTGCCTCCAGTTTAGCGGCATCATCTCTTGCCATCTCTTCTGTCTTATACAGGTCAATAGAACTATCTCCTGCAACATCATCAAAGTATTCCATAACCCAAACAATCAACGGTTCATTCTCCATCTCTAATCTCCTTTAGTCCACTAGAAAAAACACCATAAATTAAAAAGTCTATTTCCGCAGGGGAAAGTTGGGGCATTGCTACCCCAAGATCCTTGCGTCCTTTCTGCCAATCATCAATCTCCTCAAGGGATGCGGGTAACTCCACAACCTTTGGATGATCGTCAGTCAAGCAACAAACAAACCTAGTACGCGACATCCTTGACTAACTCCTCGTCAGCTTTAGTAGCGTTCGCAATCTGTTCTTCAAGCTCTTTAATTTTTTCGTGCTGATTAGATATTGTAAGTGATAGTTCATCTATCCGATTAACAATAGCTTGTTGATATAGCTCAGTGATTTGTTCAACGGTTAGGTACTCTTGCATAAACCGGGCGGGGTCAACCATGCCCTCATCAAAACAATAGTCGATGATTTCTTGTTTGCTATAGCCATTAGATTCAGCAGTGTCTATAACGTCTGCAAGATTATCAAACTCAATATCAAAGTTACCATCGTAATCATTGATATCTACTTCTGTTTCAACCGTAATGTAACCAGAGGCGTAAGCCATGATAGTTCTCCGTTAGTTAGTTAAATGTTTACCGCATCTTGAAGAAAGTCATAATGTACTTTTGATACATGAAAACCATCCTCAAATCTTTTGGTCTTGGTAGCCAGTGAACAGCACCAAGTATCCCATAAATTCTCTGTGCCAATCGTGTGGCAGACAGATATGTAATTAGAAATCTTCTTATCCTTCAATGCCTTAGACTTGATAGACTTAGAGAATGCCAAGTCCTTCTTAGGGATATTGTACATTCGGATATTGTGAACGTCAATACACCCGACTAGCCCAGCAGTTAGCTGACAGACAAAGCCAGCCTTGGCTAGACCAAGCCCGTCGATCTGAAGGAATACATTCATCAGGGATAGCGCCTTGTCATCGTCAGACTTAGATGAATTGAGGACTGCCAGATACTGTGAATAAATAAAATCTTTCTTGGACTGTAGCGAGTCAAAGCACTTGATCTTATTACCCCAGATAAATCTAGAGTCGCGCCCAAGTTTCTTCACATCTTTTAGCTGATCACCTACAGCGTACCAAGGCTGTTGGATACTCAGTACCACCATCAGAATCACATCCGAAAGATTGTCACTAGATAATCTAGAGTAATCTTGCACAGCTTTTGCATGAATGTTATACATAAGATCTCCTTATAGATTCTATAAGCTATACTCTTTTGAAGCGGGGCGAATCGTTGTAATTGTCAAGCGTTGCTCTTAATTCTTGTATCTCTGCATCTAGGTTCCAAGCGATATCCCAATAGCCAAACTCCTTTAACTTTTCTTTTAGTTTTATTAGCTGGTCAATGTCTCTCCGCTCACGACCAGATTCATCATCTTTTAAATATCGAGTGCGACGAGAAATAATTCTTTCAATTAAACTACAATCCCAACTGCTACGGTACTCGTGATCTTCATTACCATAACGCAGACAAAACTCATTCTCATCACCAAGGCTATGCCTGTAGTACCATACATCACACATCTGACCATCGATCTCCATAGTAAATAAGTAATCTTCGTCAGGGTGATTACACTCATTCTTCCACAACATACTCATATCTCCTAACTATGGGTGTGCCCGTCAGTTTCTATAGCCAGCCACATACCATTCCAAGGTACTATGACTGCACCATCCATGCAGAAACCTAGCTGTACTGTGCGGCGAAAAGCTAAATAACTTTTCTCTTCACTCCATGACAGCCACTTTGTTTTTAGAGCCAGTTGCTGGGGCTTAGTCAGTCTCATCATAATCTCCATAGCCTAGAGTATCTGCTAATTCAATAAGCTCATATTCACTCATCTTGCTATAAGCATCTATTAAAGTTTCTACAGCAAACACATAAAGAGTTTTATGATCCATGTCTTCAACAACTTTTTCTGCAAGTATTTCTGCGTTCATGCTTATCTCCTATCCAAAGAATTCATCAAGCATAAGATCCCACAGAGAATTAGCTTCATATCTCGCAGGCCTAGTCTTCACAAGCTTGTCACCGATACCAACATAGATTGGTAACGACTGATCCATTTCTTTTTTACTCTTAGCTACTACATATTCCATGCCATCGGTAGCCTTGAAAGACTTTAGTTTTTTAATGTGACGCCATATAATCATACCGCCACTGCCGCGTTGCTCTCGTGATGCTACGTAATACATATTACTTTCCTCTGTGGTTGTTGATCCATTCTTCAACGGTGTCATCTGAATAAGACGCATCAATCCAGAACTTCATTAGCTGATCCATAGACCACTCGCTTTGTTCATTGTGCAGACAGTCCAGAATAAAAGAGCAATAGTCCTCGTCATTCATTGCTGACCTGACTAGCCTATCTGTATTTATCATGCGCTCTTTATTCTGTTTCGTTATCATCTGATGTACCCCTTTCAATTAATAAACTGCGTAGGGCCATCTCCATTTCTTCAGGCCGTCCGTTTAAAATATATTGCTGGGTATCTTCCTGCCATATAATAAAATGATCTACAAAATTAAATGCAGTTACCACTGTCTCGTAGTCACTCGCTGGGCCATTGGGCATAAAGTCCACTTCCATTTTACTTCTCCTTATAGAATCTATAAAAAAAGCCCCGAAGGGCTTTGATTTAGTAGTAACCTTCACGCACTTTGTGAAGGACGTTAAAGATCTCAGACTCTGTGAAGTGCAAGTCTCTCAGCTTTTGAGCCAGCCCTGAATAATCAGGATTAGGCCTAATATAAATATAAAGCTGAACAAGAGATTCAATATCAACATTATCAGGCCGCGATACGGAAGACATCAGAGTTACACACGTTGCGTACAATTTCTTGGCGCTTGTGATTAACTGAGGCGATGTTGGCCTGAGTCTTTTTGGTAGCCGCTGGAGCATGAGTAGACCAATCCGTTAGAGTATTGTAGACAGCCCATTGGTTATAGCCCATCTTATCTGAGTATTGCTTCCAAGCATTCGCAAGGTAGGTCAGCGAGCTATTGAGCCGTGGAAGCTGGTCAAATACTGCTGACCATGAAGGCCCACACTCAGCCACAATGGTACGCACCAGATCCAGACACCCTGCGGCCTCTGCAAAAACAAACATGACCTGTTCGGCTGTAACCTTAGTCCGATACATCTCTCGCCATAGTTCTTGCTCATTATGGAAAACCTCTAGAGACTTTGTGATGGCTCTAGACGCCGCCTTGATATCCAGATTCTTGGTATGACGGGCCTTGAACAAAGCCGCTGATCCACCAACAAACACTTGCCCATTCATGCAAGCCCACTGATTCGCACCAGCAGACATGATAAAAGAGAATTGGCTATTGAGCGATGTCACACCCAGCAGAGTCAAGCAGGATCTGTCCTTACCATCTGGCGAAATAAAATTATGTTCAGGTAGCCTGTAGGTAATGAAGGTAGCCGCACCTTGGTGGGATGTTTGTACCCGCTCAACAATCCCATCGGTGTTCAGACCACTACGCAAAATGATCTCACGCTGAGTCTGCAAAAGCTCTCGTGGTGCAACAGGTTTGTAGCTCTCGCCGTGTACCCCTAAGATAACAGGGTTGGGCGTGTCGATTGTATCGCCGCGAATGACAGCAACCTTATTGGAAAAATGAATACCGCCATCATCGTCCAAAAATCCTAGCTGTCGAGTCTCGACGGGCCAATCAATTATTTCAGGAGTCCCGTCAAAAATATCGGGCGTTGGGTAAAGCGAAAGTACATTAGACATTACTGTCTCCTTAGTTGGTTTTACTACGAAAAAGGCTTATAGATTCTATAAGCCACTTGAGATACTACATTTACTTTTAATTAAAGTCAAGAAGTGATTCAGCCTCAATGTCATCATAGTTAATGACATCACTCTCATCTAAAACTATTTCTATCTCTTCCATTTTGAATCTCCTTATAGATTCTATAAGCTATCATCATTTGTAGATTCAAGCTCGCCATCAAAAACACAACGGGCATGACCGTAATAACGCATACCGTCTTTTGAAAACTGCCTAGTGTCTAACCAATCGGATCTCGCTGGTAAAGGACAACGAGAACTTCTTTTCTGCACAAAAATATGGTATGCCATTGCCATTGCTAAACCGTAGGCTCTGGCATCCGCTTCATTATCTATTAGCATTTAAAACTCCTCTTTAATATCACAAGCCTGCTCATATACTTCAAGCCCAATAGAAAAATATTTTTCTTGCGCCTGCCGTACCTCTATCTGAGTGAGATGGTGCAGACAATAGCCCGAACCAAAAGTGCATACAATACCTAGACTTAGGCCTAACATTGAATCCAATAGGACACAATACACGGTAGTCGCTGACCCTAAACAGACCAGCAAAAAGTGCGCTATCTTTAAAAACCAAAGCATGATTTGCTCCCACAAAAAAGGGAGCCGAAGCTCCCACAAATTTCTTATAGAATCTATAAGCCCTTATAGAATCTATAAGCCCAAACGCTCAAAAAATTCTGCGTATTGTTCAATGATATAGTCGGGATAATTGGCGACAATAAACCCGACAATCTCACGACCAAAGCCATCGCGCTGGTCTAGATTGGTGCGCGGATAGAGCTTGTAGCTTTTACCCTCGCGCACTACCCAATCATAGATATTACTAACGTCTCGCCACTTAATGCAACCGTAACCCTCCCCACGTTCTATCTGTGAGAATTGCTCGCACGTATGGCTAAACACTAAACCATGTTCAGCATGAAAAAACATTTTAATCCCCTTATAGAATCTATAAGCTAATTAAAAAATACAGCCCCCTAGTAATAGTCGGCGTCCGTTGGTACATACTCATTTTCAGGTATGGTATCTAGCTCCCAACGTGCGTCTGCTAGTAGGTTTTTCAACCTCTCACATTCGTTAATTTTGGCACTTAGCATCTCAGCCAATTTTGTTGACAGCGCTTTAAGTCTCTTTTCTTCTGGCGTCATAATGTTTTCCCTTTATGTTTGACACAACGAACCCGCCGCGAATCCTTTTTTCGGTCACGGTGGACAGCATGACGGTTTACCCGCCGCGCATATTTAGCGACAGGATTATTTTTCATATTATCCCCTTATAGAATCTATAAGCCCTCGCGCAGTCTCTCCACAAGCGCAGAGACTACGTGCCATTTTTCTTTTTCAATGGCAATAAGAATGGTATCAAGCTCGCGCCCAATATCCCCATGTTTGCGCGACAATTCCGCTACCCGTTCTGCTAACTCAGCGCGGGCATGAATGTGCGCGTGACAACAATCAGCCATTTTGACTCCTTATAGAATCTATAAGCTAATCCCACAAGCCCGACAG